TCAGCTGCCGCTGCCGCATCGTTTGCCGCTTTCGTCGCAACCTCTATCTTGGCGATTGCTTCGGACAATGAATAGAAGCGCATCGTGCCGTCGATGTCCAGGACGACCTCTCCAGTGTCGGCATCCGCTTCTTCGGTTGTCCTGACAATCTCGAATGCCGGAACGTCCAGCGACGAAGAGAACGCCTTGCCGTCCGCGAACTCGACTATAACGCGGAAAGGTCCTGTGTAGTTCTGGTCTTTCGCCGCGTAGGTGCAGCGCAGCGTCTGCCCTTCAGCCTTGTGGGCCATTTCCGCCACAGGCTGCCCCTGGACGTCCGAGAAGGCGTACACGTGACGGATGTCACCCTCGCTCCATGTCACCGGCTTGCCGGATATGTTGACCGACAGGGCAATGATGGCGTCCGTGCCGATTCGTATTTTCTTTAATGCTGTCATGATTATGATAATTAATTAGTTAGTAGTCACTTCTGCAACGGTGGCCGTACCTCCTGCCGCCGCTATCGCTTTCTGGATGCTCTGCGCTTCAGAATGTGTGTAATTATTGCCTACCAGTGCGGGTGGATTGTCCGCCATGGTCTTCGCGTCCTTTAAGGCAATGCCGGCGCTGTCGATTAGGGCATGCACGACTAGTATCTTGTTCGGGCCAACCTCCGTCAGCGTCACGGACCACACTCCGCCCACTTCCGGTGCATCCTCGCTCCAGATGTCGCCGTACTGCTCGAACTCGTGGAGCCGCACTCCGGACATGATGCCCGAAACGAAGTCATAAGTGCCGCCTTGCAACAGGAATTTATGCCCCTTGTATCTGACGACGGCATTGTAGTTCCATAGTCCTGCCGGCGAAGGCATGCAGTCACCCTCCAGCATCTGCATCGGCTCGCGGTGATATTGGAGGATCTGCTTGTGAAGGAATACCGGAAACGGAAACGTCACACCATCCCATGTGACGCGGTACAGGACAGGCGCGACGAGCCCCTCACTATTCGCATAGTACACGGCGTTGCCGTAGTTCTGCGACGTCTGCCAAACCACGTCACGGCTCAGGAACCCTATGTCCGGAGAGCGCGTTTCCGTCACGTTGTAATTGTCGTTGTTGATGGTCGTGGTCGTGTCTGACTCCAGCTTGCCGACAGCTTCAGCCTTCAGGGAAATGCCGGTGACAGCCATGTATATTCCGCAGCCTTGCGGCGTCAATAACACGTTCGGATCTCCGACAGCGAAGCATATCTCCGACAGGACAAGACGCAGGTGGCCGGCCGTGCGCATCAGTGCCTGCCCGATGAGGGTGGACGGATCCTCGAGATTGAAAGATATAGAGCCGGCATTCTGATTTTCGTTATATTCAAGAATCTTGCTGCCCTTCTGCCAGCTCGTTTCAGTCTTGTAATATTCGGTGCCGTCCAAGGTCGTGAAAATCAGCGCATACTTGAGCGAGGACAGGTGCGGAGTGAATTCTTTTCTTTGTGTCGTTCCACCGCTTTCTCCAGTCGTAGAATGTGTCAGCAGCACATATTCAGGTTGTCTCCCACTTTGCCGTGCATATATCGCAGGACTTTCTGCGAATTGCAGTTCCAGCGTGCCGTTCATGCCAGCCAGCAATGTGTCGATATTGTAGACGAACACTTTTGACGCGGTTTTTTCGTTGGCGGCCAATAGCGCTACGTGGTCAAGGTCAAGCACGGACGACGTTCTGCCGCTCAACGGCCCGAAGCCGTTACCTGTTTGCCAGCCTTTAGCGGCAGCATTGGTGTTCCGAGTAACGGCACCCGTTATCTGCGCGTATGTCGCAGGACGCTCCTGAATCATTACGGAGATGTTGGTCGTGTATGTGTCGGTCGCTGCTTCCAATGACAAGCCGGACGCTGCGTCATATTGCGAATCTTCGTTGAAGTCATACTTCACATTCTCGACTATCCGCTTATACGCCGGCTTGTAGGTGCGGGTGCCGCCGCCGAGGAAAATGACATCCTGCTCGTCCGTGCTCTGCTGCGTCGGATTCCCGAGCCACGGCAAGTAACGTAGATGGCTCACAACGTAGTGGTTGTTTCCTGTGTAACGGATAAACAGGCCCAACGAGGACAATACTGATTCCACGACATCGTACCAGTTCTTGCCTTCGAACTGCGACACATTCACGCGGAAGTCAGCCAATTCCGAATTGTCGTATAATATCCACTTGTGAGCTGACTGATACTCCCACTCGCCGAGAAGGTAATATATAGCCATTTGGAAGTCTATCTTGTCGATTGCCGCCTTCAGCAGGTTGGCAATCGTTGCCGTGCCGGCATTGTCTCCCTGAAGGTCGAAATCGAAGTCCTGGAGATGGCCGATGTTGTCGCGCGCGGTAATGGTCACCGCTCCGCGATAGTCCAGCGATTCCTGCCAGTTGTCGGGCGTTATGAATCCGCTCCACAAGTATTGCTGCCCTTGCTTGATGATAACCTTATACATTGTGCTGTCAGGCGTGAAGAACTCCTGCCAGTCTCCAGACTTCTCCGTCGCCGCGTCCGCAATCTCCGGCGCGTCCACGAGCGTAAAATTCACGATGGTCTTCTGAACAGGAGAGACAGGGTCGTCGTCTCCGTCGACCTCAAGCGTCAGCCCTCGCCATGCGCGGATAGTCTTCGCCTCGAATGATTGCGGCAGATCCTTCTGCCATATCTCCAAGGTGAAGGCGTTTGCGCCGGCCTCCTTGCGGCTGTCAAAATTCGCCACATATTTAAGTCTATATTCCGCCATGTTACCTCCCGTAATAACTGCGGGCATTGTCGCCCGATATGAGTATGTCCTTGCCGGAAATCTTGCCTTTCACATAGACTGTCATTTCCGTGGAAATATTCTCGTTTGTTGTAGATGCCGAGCTTCCGGTGCTGCTGGACATCGCGCTCGAACCCCCTGACTTGCCCAATGCCTGGATACCGCTCGACAGGGCCGCGCCCAGGGCCACGAGAGCTGCGCCGGCGGCTATTGCCACAGCCGGGTTTAGCGACTTCATCGATTCCTTGAATGCGGCAATGCCCATTCCCTCGACAATGAGCATCTCGCCGAGCTGTTTCGCCATGTTCGCGAACGGCTGGAGCAGAGCTCCGAGAACCGCCGAGGCGTCCGCATCGTCCAGCCCGAAAAGCATGTCCGAAAACGCCTGCATGCTGTCAGAGATGCTGCTGGCGATAGAATCGGACAGCATGTTGTTCAATTCTTCCGCCTTTTGCATTCTATCTTCCAGATTAGCCATTGCCGTGTCGGCTGCATCTTGGGCGGCATCCATTGACTCTTGCTCCTGTTGCGCATAATCATACGCTGCGCGTGCTGCCTTCTCGTATGATTCCTGTGCGAGCTCCGCGAATGTCCGCTGCTTCTCCGTCATGTTGCTCAACGCCTCGTCATGTGTCCGCTCGAACTCTTCCAGCGGGTCGGACATTTTCTGGAACTCCTCGTCGGCGGCCATTACTTCCGCTTCTTCCGCTACCTGGGCGCGGAAGTCCGCCATGCCGTCCTTTGCGGCGCCCAGCTTCTTGATGATGTCGTCAAGTCCTGTTTTCTCCATCGACTGCGCCGTGCGGTCGGCACGCTTCAGGATGTCGTTCATCTCGTTGGTGGCATTATAGTATGCCTCCATGGTGTTCACGAGGTTGCCGGAGATGTCGTCGCCTATGCTCTGATAGCCTGCGAAGAAATCACTATATTCGCGCTCGACCTTGGCCGGATCCGAACCCATCATCTTGATGAGGTCAACGACCTTTTCCGAGCTGTACTTATTCGGAGACATGCCGCCGATAACAAGGTATTGCTGGACTGTCTTGTCCAAGATCTCCTTAATCCCTTTCACGCGCGGCGCATAGATTCCCTCTATTTCCTGCCGATAGGCTTTAGCTGCCGCCTCCCTGTCCGACGCGGAAAGCGCGGAGTTCATCATTTTGAGATAAAGTTCGTGAAGTTTCGGGCCTGTTTGTGCCATGTTCAGCTTGAAGGCATACTCTATCTCCGTCATTGCGTCCTTGGCTTGTGATAGAGCCTTGCCGGCATCCATCGCGTCGACTTCCGTCGTGTCGGAGAATAATGCCTTGAAAAAACCTTTAACTCCACCTTCAGCGATGCCTCTGTTCAGTTCCGCGCGCATCTGCTGCCAGCGAGTGGAGAACTGGGTCATCAAAATATCCCATTGGTCTCCAACCGTCTGAGAGGACTTGACAAAGTCAAGCGCCATCTTGGTCGCTGCTGCGCCAATAGCTCCCCACACAGCAACTGCTGCGGCAGAAAGACCCTTTATCTTGTCCGCAAAAGACCGCGTCTTGCCTTGTGCATCGTCAAGCCCTTTCTTGTATTCGTCCGATTTGAGTTTCAACTTGACCCAGAGGTCACCTATCTTTCCCATGTTCTTTTGATGTTATGAAATCTTCCAGCATTCTGTCCAATTCTAGTTGTTCGTTCCGTGATACTTGCCAGTCTCCATCCTGAGCCCTTGCAGCCTCCGCGTCCTTCTCCCAAGCAAACGGCACCCACAGCGCCGGCGTGGACGGCTTCTGCTTCACGTAAGGGTTCATTTGCAAGGCTAGGAACATCTGCCACCTTGCGCGCTCCCATTTCCGCCGCTCGTCCTGTTCCGCCGCCTCACGCAGGAGGATGTACTGCCGCATGCTGACCCATCCCGCTTCTTCCTCACTCTTGCCGCACCTCCCCACCAGAAACGCCTCAATATCCGCGTAATCCAGCCACACAGAGATTTTTTTTTTGCGTCCTGCTTCTTCTTTGCCTCGTCCGTCAGCTCCGCAAGGCTCTTTCCTGACAGCAGCCGCACGGCCTTTGCGACTATGCGCCCGAACTCGTCCGGATGCTCGGCAGCCCAGACATGGAAGTCCATGCGCGTGTATTCGAACTCGTCCGCATCCTTGCCGGAAAGTTCCCACCAGTTCAGCGCGGCGCAATACAGCACGTCCGCATACAGCGACATGACGGCAGGGATGTTTTCCCCGTCAGCCTCCAAGGTGACGCCCTGGCGCCCCTTGTAAACAAAAAGGCGCGGCGTAATCAGAACATTAACCGCCACACCTTTCTTCAGTTCAATGACCAGAACCGCCGCCATGCTACTCCTCCGTTATTGCCGGATAGTGTGTCGGCGCTCCTGTAATTGTCAGGTCCATCGAACGAGACGAGACCGCGCCGTAGTCGTTGGTGTCCGAAATTCCGGTGATGATAGCCTCGAAGAGGTCGCCCTCCGTCGGTGTCGTCGCGCCGTCTCCTGACAGCTCGCCGATGAAGCCGTACACCGGCTTCCCATTGTGGAGAGAACTAATCATCTTGTGCTGGGGCTCTGACCCCGTGTCGTCCGTGAAGACTATCACCGAAGCGGTCGCGCCCTTCTTTCCCGAAATGAATTGTGCCCAGTCGTTGGACTTGTCACTCACCTCGATAGCTTCTGCCGAGCGGTTTAAGCTGTTGTTCTGCTCGCCCTTCAGCCATGTGAAGGTGCCGCCCGTCTTTCCTGTCGTGAGATAGAATTTCCTCACATTTCCTAATTTTGGCATATTTATTTAGCTGCTATATAAAAAGTTAAACTATTAATCACGCGATAGAGGACGGCTTGTGTTTCCGTCATGTCTTCCATCGTCTGTGCGGTGCTTTCTGTCACGCCCAGAATGCGGAAGTTGTCAGTAGTGTCTTCTGCCTCCTTGATGAGGTCCAGATTCCTCTGACTGATTGACAGCGCCTCGCCGAGGCTCCTGCTCGACATCGAATCAATGGACACGAGTATCTGACGCACTTCACCGCCTTTGTCGATGCCGCTCTGCTCGTTGATAGACGCAATCTCCGCGCGCGGATAGCCGGCGGTGCTGCCGACAAATACGCCCTTGCGCTGCATCGCTCTTGTCAGGTGACGGAAAAGCTCGTCACATGCCTGTATGCTCTTGTTGATGTATATCATTTGCCCCTATTGATTATCTTCATTAATGCCGTCTTTATTTCGTTGTATATGACCTTCTGCTGTGATGCGACTGCCGGACCGAAGAACGGCTGCGCCTTCGTTCCCTTCTTCGCGATTTTCCTCGCTATCAAGAAAGCGACGGTGGCCGCCTGTTTCTCCTTGGGGATCCGGAGCTTCTTCCGCACCCATGCCGTCAGTATCTTCGGCGGCGGCATCTTGCCTGCCTTGCGCCCGTTCTCCACGTACTCGGCATAGCCTCTGCCCTGTTCCTCGGAGAAGAAGCCCGCCTGATAGTCACAACTGCCCATCTTCTCCGCGCGTCCGCTGTTGGAAAGCAGTCCTGTGGTGTTCGTGCCGTTCATCCGCAGGTTATGCTGAGCCTCGGATATGATGGACATCGCGCCCTTTGACAGAGCCTCGTCGCACACCCTCCTGACTTCAGCCGTGTGCTTCCCGAAGGCCTTTTTCAGCTCCGGAAAATTCTCGACAATGAATCCGTCCTGCTCCATGGCTCCTCCGCGTCAGGGGTTGTCGACTTGGTAATATCCTGATATGCGCATTATCCGGTTGCGCATGCCTACGTTTTCCGGCTGCGAGAACACGATGTCGTGGCCTTGCCAGCGTATGCCGTTGAACTTTGTCGCGGTCCACCGCATCTCGATGTCCACGCCCACGACGTCTGCCTGCTGGAACGTCATCATCGACTTCGTTGCGCTCATCTGTTCGACCGACGCGAAAACGCGGAGCACCACGCGCGGCTCGCCGAGGCTGGCATGCCCGTATTCGTCCGTGTGCGGTTCAGCAAACAGCAGCTCTATCGGCTGCCTGTATGTCCTCGCGTTTCTCGGTTGTCTTAACATTGCGCTATGATCTTGATTAGTTCGTCAGTCTGCCCGTCGTACAGTGCGGTCGCATATTGGAACACAAGCGGCAAAAGGCGCCCGTATTCGGCCTCTCTCGGCTCGGTGGTGTAATTGACCACGAGAGACGGCAAAACGCCCGCAGTGCGCACGTATCTGCCGTCCGTGGTGTAATCTACGCCTGCTCCGTCAGCGGAAGTCACGGACAACACCTCCGCAGGGGTCTGATAAAGCCGGATGTCGCGTGACGTGTTCCTGTCCACGTGCAGCTCCAGCTCGCACGGCAGGATGCTGACGTCCGCGTGCTCCTGAATCTCCAGGGCAGCAGTAGTAAGCATCCGCTGCAATATTGCATCCTGCGTATCGTCAACTGCTCCCGCATACTTCTTGAGTTGCGGAAGCAGATATGAGCGTCTGTCGTCTATTACTTTCTTGACTATGAGCATGTGATTTATCCAATTATCTTCCAGAAGCCTTCCTTGATCATATACTTCACGACCGCGTCCACGCGGACCTTTCGCCGTTCTCCGGAAGGAATGCCGTCGTGCGATTTTACCACCTCACACACGACGACCTCTCCTATCTTCGGAACGTGCGGCTTTTCCGGCCGTTTGATTTCAGCAGGCATTAGGCTGCTGGTGCAATCGCTGCAATCGCGGTGGTTGCGTTAGCAACGTAGATGATGCCCTTCTTCTCCGGTCCGGGAACCTTAACCTGGAAGGACTTGCGCAGCCAGACTCTCCATCCGTCCTTGCCTGCGACCCTTTCGAGTTCCATCTCGTAGTCTCCGCGGTCGATAACCTCGACGCATGAGGTGTCGGCCACGAGAATCTCGGTTGCTGCGAGCTGATCTGAAGTAATGACGCGGACCTGTCCGAACATGCCGGTCACCTGATTGAAGAGGTAGTTTCCGTTCTTGTCCTTCAGGCCGCGAATCTGGGCCTCGATTGCTGTCGGCACGATTGCCACGTTGGCAGAGTAGCCGTTGGCCTTTGCTTGAGCGATGGCGTCGAGAATGACGTCCGCAATGGTCGCATTCTCATACTTTGCGCCGGTAGCGGCGAATGCTGTGCTGCCGGAAGTCTTGAGACCGTAGACGTGCAACGGCTTGGTTGCGTCCTCTCCGTCTCCCTTCCAGATGAGCTCGTCCGCCTTGCGGAGGATGCGTGCGATTCCGCGAGTACGCGCCCACTGATAGACGGCGTTGAACCAGTCCGCAACCTCGGACGATACCTCGATGAACGATCCGATCTTGGCGAACTTGCGCGTCTTTCCGGACACGGCGTAGCTGTTTGCTTTTGTCGCCTCCTCGAACTCTCCCACGTAGTCGGTCTGGTCAGTGTCAGAACCCTCAAGCCATTCGATGGAGTTGCCGGTTCTGGTGATTCTCGGGAAGGTGGTGAGGAACGCATTGGCGGCCAGCTTGTCAGCGTGGATGTTCGGGTCCAGCTGGACGGCAAGCGATGTGTTGGTGATGTTTGCGGTCGCAAGTTTGAACGAAAGACCGCCGTAAGTTTTGCTCTTGACGAATGTCTCCATTTCCTCCTTGTGCTCATCCATGAACTCACGGAGAACGACGTCGAAGGACTTTTCGCCCCTCTCCTTCAGTTTCTTGCCGAGGTCCTCGATAGCCTTCTGCTGCTCCTGGATGGTCTTGTCGAGGTTCTCTGCCTCCTTCTTGCGCTCTTCAAGCGCCTCTTCTGCCTTTGCCAGCTTGGACTCGGTCTCCTCGGTCTTCGCCTTTGCAGCGGCAGCCTCCTTGACTGCATTCTCAGCCTTTGTCTCCGCAGCCTCCATCTTGCCCTGGAGTTCCTGCGCTTTCTTTTCGATTTCTGTCATGTTAGTAGGGTTTAATTATAGTTTTGAGATTATTCTCTTTGCGATTTCCTCCTCGACCGCATCGTGGAGTGAAGACAGCTGCGCCTCCGGCATTGCCGCCAGCGAGCCAGCCATGTCTTCAGCCTTCATGTCCGTGAGGGTGGCCAGCGGATTGGCCGCACGTGTCACCGGCGATACCTCGACGATGCTGATTTCCTCCAGATAGCGCACGTCTTGGCCGTCTTCCTTGCCGTATGTGTAGGTGTCCGCATAGTAGCCGATTGAGAATTCCTTGATGGCTCCGGCCTGCATCAGGATCTGGACGTCCTTGCCCTGCTGTGTCGGCAGGATGTCTGCTTCTATCCAGAGCCCCTTGTCGTCGACGCCCTTCTCGGTGATTACGCCGATTACGTTGCGAATGTCGTGTTGATAACAGAGTGCGCAGCGCTTGCTGTCCTCGGACCTGAGCCACTTGTCGCATGAGCCTGTCTTGATGATGTCGCCGTAGCTGTCGATATTGCCGAACGCAAGGGCGTAGGCACGGATGGAAAGCGTGCCGTCGTCCTTTTTCGATTTCACCTCGATGCCGCCAGCGTGTGATTTATACTGCAATGCCATTGTTAATTGAGATTTACGCATGAATTTAACCGCGTGAATGGCAGGCGCTTAAATGTGCATATAGTCACGTTTGCGGCACAAGAAAAGGGAATCCCGAAAAAACGGAATCCCCAAAAACTAAAAACAAAGTTATGGAATCACATCGGCACGCGCATCACTGCGCATGCGCAATTAATTATTTCTCCAGCTTCGGCGCCCATACTCGTATCGTGCGGGTACATGAGGTAGCTTCGGCCGACCTTGAACGGCTCGTCCTGTCCTACGATCACGCCGTCCACCTCGATGTGCGTCTCCCTGGAATTTCCCAGGCCGCTGACGCTCCACTGCTTGGTGTACTTAACGTCGAGGGTGCGCGCGGCCACGTCTCCGGCCTTGCCGAGCCCTATCATGGCCTCCGTCTGAATTATCCGCCGGACTTGCCACAATGCCAGCTCGTTGTATTCCTTGTACACCTCAAGCGTCACTTTCTCTATGCCGGTGACGCCATCGGCCATCTTGGCCTGCAGAATCTTGATGAGGTTCTCCTTCAGCGTGCCGGACACGGACACTATCAGGTCACCGACGCGCTCGTTGGCGTACTGCTCCAGCGAGGACATCCACATGCTCTTCAGCACCTCGCTGTCCTCCGCCTTTTTCCTGTTCATGTCGCGCACCACGCTCTGCGCGTGCGGCAGCCCCACGGAAAGTATCAGGCCTCGCTCGATCTGCTGCAGGTACGGCTCCGAAAGGTTCGTGTCAATGACGCCCGCCCACTCGCTAGGGTCGTAGTCCTTGCACAAGCCGAGGACGCGCCGAACCTCCGCGCGCCGCAGACGCTTGAGGCGCGACTCATAGGCCTGTGCGATACGCAAGGCCTTCAGTCGCAGATAGTCAAGATGTCTGCGCATTGCTGGACTTATCCGCCTACGCATTACCCGCCAGCTCGTTTATGTCAATGTCCGCAGCCTCGTTGCCGAACTGCATGCCCATCGGTATCATCGGTTTGTCGGCCCAGTCCTCGGGTATCGGTTCGTAGCCCATCACCTCACGTTTCTCGTTCACCGATGCGTTCATCTTGTCCAGTGCGTCCAGCGCGTCCGCCGGCTTCTCCTGAAGAACGTCTATCCTCTGCGTGTCCACCTCCAGCGATAATTCCTTGGATAGTCCGCAATAGTTCAACAGATCCTCGGCGAACTCGTTGGCCATCGGCACCGCGTTCATCTCGAAGATGGTCTTCTTTGCCTCCTTTGCGTTCTCGTACTTGCTCTGCCCGTAGTAGAGGTCAACCGGAATGTTGTACGCGAAACACAGCGCCGTGACGGCTTCCTTGTGGCTCTCCAGAATGGCCAAGTCCACAGGAGCGTTTCCCAGCGTCTTCACGTCGATAGGGAAGCGCAGCACCTTCGTCTTGCCGAAGTTGTCTTTTGAGTTGAAGTCTCGTTCCAGCTGGTCTCCTTCAGCCGGTCGCGTGATGCCGGTCAGCTTGTCCTGCGGAGGTGTCACTATGTTGGTGACGCCTCCGTTCTTCAGCGCGATGTCCTCGCGCAAGATGCCGCTCTGCATCATTGACAGGTACTGATACGCGGACGCAAGGCGTGACGTGCCGAATGCGCTCTGGTCGTCAAGGTTGTAGTCGAAGCTCTCGAATACATCCGAGAAACGGATGGTCTGGTCACCGGCCAAGCCTTGCAGCCTCACACCTTCCAGGACAGAATCCTGTCCCCATTGCGCTCCGATGCGCCAGGACGGGATAACATACATTTCCTTGATTGTGCCCAGATTGCGTCCGACGGCTTTCGGTGCATAGACCCAAGCGTCGCCGTACAGCAGTTTGTTGACAGCCCACGCAGTGCCGAACTTGCGGAGGGTGAAGCGGTCGTTAGGCCGCGCCAGCAGGTCAACGAGCCAATGCTTCTCGACTGGAGTGTCGTCGGATTTCCTCGTCAGAAGCAGGTACTGCATCACTTCGCCGACATTGCGGGCGATGTAGTTCACCACGCCCTGCACCGGAGCGCTCTGCTGATAGAATTTCTTAATTGTCATGCGGTCCATCTCCGTGATAGGCGGCAGCTCCAGGCCGCGCGTGCAGTTGGCGATTGCCTGAAGATAGACATTGGCGGCATTCTCGCCGACCTCTCCGTAAAAGCCCTTTATTTCGTTTCGCAGAGCCTGTATTTCCTTGGTTGATATGAGACTTAGACCGAACATATATAATTCAATTTTGGCCGAAAATAACCCCGTCGGGGTTATTTGTTAATACGTGCATATATGCACGTTTGCGCACTAACGCGTTGAAACGCGCTAAAACACGTTGAAACGTACTGAAACGTACGGAAAACGTGCTAAAACGCGCTAAAACACGTTGAAACGTGCTAAAACGTACTGAAAACGCGTTGAAACCTGGGGATTGGAGCGCATTCCGTTACCCCTCGCCGATGACGTTCGTCTGCCCGAGGTATCGGAGCTTCGTGACGCATGCATAGTTGATGGCATCCATGAGATGGTCGTTGCCGTCCTGTGGAATGCTCAAATAGCGGCTCCGGTCCTTCGGGTCCGGCTTCCAGGAGTAGCGGTCACTCTCCCACTTGATGTGCTCGCCGACATACTTGACGGAGAAATATTGCAAGTATGATATTCTCCCTTCCTTGTTCCTGTTGTCCGCCGGCATGGCGCAGAGGTCGTTCATGCGGAGCTCGCCGATGTGCTCCGGTCGTGCAGGGTCGCAGTAGATGTCAGCCTCGCGATCCACGCCAAACGCCTCCATATCCTCGTAGATGATCCGGGCGATATGCCCAGCAAGCAATTTCGGCTGGTAGCAGACCTCGCGCAGGTAGATGGTCTTCGTGTCAATGTCATAGGCACAGCAGACGACCGCCGTCGGGTCGTTGGCGTAGCCCCAGTCGATGCCGTAGAAGCAAGGCAGATTTTTAGGGAAGTCGTTCAGGCTAATCTCCTTCCAGCGCTTGTATATGATGCCTTCTGACAGCGTGGCCCATTCTCCAAGCCAGATGTTGCGGTACTTTTCCGGCGCTTCCGCTTCCATCTTGCGCGCCTGCTTGATGATTGAAGGATTAAGATTGTGGATATTGTCTAGATATGTCGTGGAGATGTAGCAGACGTCTCCGATGATGCCATTGAAGCCTTCCGGCACATTCCGGTAGAATCGCTCGTAAATCCAGGAGTGCACGTCCGTAGGGTTGAACGACAGCGCCACGGTATTCGGCACGTCTGGAATTCTGACAGAAAAGTCTATCGTGTCGAAGAGGTCAGGGTCTGTCAACTCTTGAGCCTCGTCCAGCACGAATGTCTTGATGCCCTGCAATGATTTCAATTTCGCGACCTGATTGCCGGAGCTTGCGAGCAGACCCCTGAACAGAATCTTAGCTCCGGTCGATAGATTGACGATGTCAGCAGCCTTCACGCGGAAGTGGTTTTCAAGCTCAAGCGCCAAGACCTTGTCGCGGAACTCCGGAATTACTGATACCTCCGCAGATGTCATGGTATATCGTGCGAATAGGATATTATAGGGGTCGCGGTAGGTGCTCACGCATTGGGATGTGTTCACGGCATAGGACTTGCCGGATGCGCGCCCTCCCTTAACAAGGAAGTAACGCACCTCCGGCATGACTTTGAAAAGCGGCTTGTATTTCGGCGAAAATAGCATTAATCCTCTTTGTCGTTTTCTTCTTGTTCTTGTTCTTCTTCCTCTCCGAAATAGATGGCTGGCGGTTGCGCATCTCGAAGTGTCGCGTCTGCCTCGACCTTCTGCGTGGCCTTGCCGTCCAGCCTGTCGACGATGCTGTCCAAGGTTATGCTGCTGCCTTTCTTTATGTCCTTGATGAGGGCGGATAGATAACCAACCAGCAACAGCGGAAGCTCCGGATCCTGGAGCATCTCGGACGCCTTGTTCTTGTCCGCCATCAGGATGTTCTCCAGTATCGTGCGGATGTCGTCGTGGCTCAAGCCGATTGCCTTCAGCTTCGTCAGGATGTTCGGACGGCGGCCCTTCTTCTTCGGTTGGTTCGTGCTGCTGAACCGCGTCTCCCTGCCGATGTTGGCGATGTTCTTGTTTCCTGGTCTCCCCATGTCCAATCCTCCCCGATTAATTGCCGATAGCGGTTGATGCGTTCTGCTGCATGACGAAGCGGATGCGCTCCGCCGTGTCGAACCTCACGGGGATGCCGTCGGTCACCTTCTTGACTGTCCGCCATGTCAGCCCTGACTGCTTCGCTATCTGATACACAGACAAGCCGCAGCCACGCACTTCACGCGCCAGCTGTCGCAAGCTCTCGTCGCAGTGCTCCATAAACTGCTCTTCAGTTATTGTCCTCTGATTGTCCATATCTCACTCCTTTGCAACAGTTATTATTCCGTCAAAATATTCTTTGTAAAAGTCATAAATCCCTCGGTCGATGGTTATGCATGCCTGCTCGGTCCTTGGATTCGTGTTGATGTTTGCGCTCGACTGAATCCCGAAGGCGAACTTGTCTCCTATGCCCGCATAAATCTTCGAGTGGTTGCGTAACACGACATATCTGCCAAGCCCTTCATGCCTTGAATACATGCTCTTCAGCATCTCCCACTCTATGATGTAGCTGGTAGGGAAGATTTCGCCGACGTACATGTCCAGATGCTTAATCTTTCCTTCGTTGACCCATTCCTCAATCTGGAGCAAGTCCTCGCCTGCAAGACACCATGTTGACGCTAGGCAGTGCTCCAAGTTCTGCTGCCGCAATACGCACTTCAAAAAGGAAAGGCTGTCAATGTCTCCTCCTGTCAGGAAGTTGTACGAGTGCCCTTCCGTGAACTTGAACTCTCCGCACAGGTCAAGCAGTTTCATCTCGCTGAAGGCTCGCCGGTATTCGTACTTCTGTGATAATTCCAGCAGGGCGGTCCTCCGCCTGTGCGACGTGGATGCCGGCAAGGCTTCCTGCTCTGCCTCCTTTTTCTCTTCTACCCCCCCAAGAGGAAAAATCCAAATCCCATAAATTGTCAGCCATGTCTTTTCTTCTATTCAATTTTCACGGCATGTTTGCCTGTGAGTTTTTCCCATCTCGCAAGTATGACGTCGCAATAGTGCGGGTCAAACTCCATCGTATAATTCTTCCGCCCGAGCTGCTCGCAAGCCATCATCGTGCTTCCGGAATCGCCGAACAAGTCAAGGACTATCTGCCCCGGTCGTGTGCTGTTGTGGATGAGTTGTCCGCAAAGCTCCAGAGGCTTCATCGTCGGATGCAGGTCATTCTTTAGCGGCTTGTCAGCATCTATGACATCTGTCGACACCGGTGATGCAAGCATGTTCTTCAGCATTTCCTTCAGCTCATCCTTCTTCAGTTTGTCGATGTCAACATTATCTTCAATGACTGTCGGATGGTTGAACTCGTCTCTGAACCAATGCCCGGCACCTTGCTTCCACCCATACAGGCAAGGCTCGTGCTTCCACTTGTAGTCCTGCCTGCCGAAAGTAAAACTATTCTTGTTCCAGATCAGCGTCTGCTTGACTTCGAGACTTCCTGTCTTGGCAACCGCTTCCCGGAAGTTAAGTTCTTCGCTATGCGAATACCAGATGTAGAAGGCACCGCCAGGCTTGAGAGCATTGGCGGCATTGTTCATTGCGCCTGAAAGGAATTTCCTGAAGTCCTCCTTGGCCATGTTGTCATTCTGAATGGTCATTCCCTGCGAATTGGAGACATTGACATTATACGGCGGGTCAGTGAGCATCAGATCAGCCTTTATTCCACCCTCCCCCATTAACTTTCTGACATCTTCTTCGGATGTCGAATCTCCGCACATGAGTGTATGCTCGCCGAGCTGCCACAGATCGCATTTTGCGCATCTTGCTGGTATGATTTCCTTCTCCTCGTCGAAGTTGTCCTCTTACGCTTTCTCTTCTGCCTCTTTCAGGTTGTCCTCCCACTCCGGAGGTATCGGCACACCCCAGCCTTTCAAGTCCATGTCGCTCCACTCGTTAGCCAGCGCGTCAAAATCCCACTCACCCATGGAGACGTTGTCTTTCGCCACAATCTCCTTCTTCTTCAGCACCGAGGTTCCCTCCGGCACGACATAGCACGGCACCTCGGACATGCCCAGAGCCTTGCATGCCGCATAGCGCATGTTTCCTCCTAGGCAGACATACTTCCCCTCGTGGTAGTCGACGATGCAGCCGCGCGCCTCCAGCAGCTCCGGAGTCTCCTCGATTGATGCCTTCAGCTCGTCCAACTGCGCCTTGGTCCACTGCCTAGGGTTGGACGGCAGTCCGGCAATCTGTCCTGTGTTCATCTCTATCAGATCAATGGCTATTCTTTGGTGTCCTGTTTTCATTTTCTGGTTTATTTTTTACAAAGTTAACAAAAAGTAAGTAAAGTAAGTTAATTGAAACTTAACCGCTTACGAGGAGATATTCCTTTATTGTATCGCGGAACTGGTCGAACGAACGAATGATCACGTACCTGTACCCTTGCTCCTCGACGCGCTTCTGGTAGTCCTTCTGACTGTCCTGCTGCCGCCCTGTGCGTGTCTTCAGATCCAGCAGCAGCGCATGGTAGCCTTTCGCCGCGACCAGCAGTATCAGGTCGGGGAAGCCTGCCTGCGTACCCATCTGCTTGAATCTTGCGCCCTCGCGTGCGTCACGCCGTCCTCCGTTGGGGGAGTGGTGCAGAAGCCGCGACAGCTGGGGGAACTGCAACCGGAACCACGCGACGCACTGCATCTGCAAGTCGTCCTCCGCGTGCCCCTGCCGTTTGCGAGTCTTGCCGGTGACACCTTGCTGCCACGCTGCAAGCGCTTTCAAAGCTTCGTCATAGCCCATACTTCTCCATTTTTTATATTTCAAAAAGCACTTCTTCCTTCTTGCAGATGCCGTTTGTGCGTACATAACGAATCGCGCTGAGTATGTCATGATACCTTCTCGACTGGTCCATGTCGCGCCAAATCAGAAACCTCCTGTATTGCGGAACGTAGATTGTTCCTCCGTAGCCGTTGACGGCCTTTATAACTCTGTATTTTGACATATTTAATCATTCAAGTAGTTCAATAATTCTTTAGCACGGCTGTATGATTCAAATCCTTTTACATTCACATACTCGCACGTGAACCTCTTATCAACACGGACCTGTACCCAATATACCGTGATAGGAATACAGCCTTTATAGCTGCTGCCGCTTACAATCCGGTATCGTTTCATTGCCACCTCCTTTCATAAAACATATCCAATGAGTATTTGACCGTTTCCCGGATATATGTCCGAATATGGGTTTCTCCGGAGTTAGTTTGAGGACTTCAGATACCTTTATGTCTGTTTCGTTCCATTTGAATATGAGAAATCCACCTTTTTTCAAAACTCTGAAGCACTCCGAGAATCCTTTAGACAGCATATCTCTCCAGTCAGAATAAAGTGCGCCATATTTTATTTGCTGATAGCCGGTTGGTCTGGCTTTCTCATTAAGACTTCCATATATTTCTGTAAACTTTGAGTTTCCAACATTCCTTAAAAGACGTGGTGGGTCGAAAACAACCATTTGAAAACTTTCATCTTCGTATGGCATGTTTGTAAAGTCTGCCTGAATATCAGGCTTTATTTCAAATTTTCGTCCGTCACACAGTGTCGTTTCAAAACTGCGAATGTCTTGAAATAACACTCTGTCATCGTTCTTGTCGAAGTAGAACATTTTCCCTCCACAACAAGCATCGAGTATAAGTTTGTCTGTTTTCATTTGAGTGTTCTATTTGTCATCTTCCAATGCTTTTTTGAAGGCAGCAAGGCTGCCGCCCACTGATATTAAATCACCACCTGTTCCGTCTTTAGAAACGACATTGAGCATTTTCTTGAACTGCCGCAGTTCTCGCTCGTAGAGAGCAAGCGCACGCTCATTGGCTATCCTCTTGCCCTTGTTGAAGAGCCTGGCGCTTTCGCATAAGTTTTTGTTTGCGAGATTCTGCCCAGCAAAACACATAGTTTCGCCTCGATACATGCAAAAATCACAAGCCGTTATCTTCAGGATTTTCTGTGATTGGTTATTCAGATGATTCATCGCCTCTATGTTTTTAAGCGTTTCATCATTGAAGCTCGAATCTCTTTCCTCTATTATTGGGTGTTTGAGATTGACGGATAAATTCTTCATATTTTCTATTTTAAGGCAAGGCAAGCGCCCCGACGTTGTTAGTAAAGAATGACCGGAACAGCCAGAAATGAGCACCAAACGTCGCATCTGTATAAATCGCCATAGTAGCCATTAACGAACCAACCCTGTGCCCTACCAGAACGCGAACAAGACCACACGTCGGAGTTAGTGTCTCGGAGCAAGTCCGCCCCATCTATAATCTCCGCCAATTCGTCGATGTCTGACTTCTGATCTTGGATTTCCATCGCCGCCAACAGTGTCGGCAATGCGAAGATGCTGTGTTTGTCAGAATGGAAATTGCTGACAAATTCGGCCGCAGGACTTCCGTGCTTCAAGAGAACACCAGTTGCCCAGAGATTTTCATCTTTCTTTAGAGCTTCAATCTCGCTGGCAATCTTTGCATCCCAAGACTCTACATTCTTTTCCGTCAGCAGCGGCAGTTGCGCATACTTCGGATAGATGAGCGCCTTCTGGCCGTTAAGCAGTTCTATTTCGATTCCTTCAATGCTTTCGAGGGTGTTCTGGCCCTCGCAGCCTTCCTTGTAAATTATTCTTGCCATAATTCTTTATTTGTCGTTATTTGTCGTTATTTGTCGTTATTTGTCGTTATTCGACAATTTTCACGTTGTTTGCAAGTTCAGTATATCCGCCAAGCCGCAAGAGCTGCTGCAACTCGTGCACATAGTGTACTTTTGCGGTCCGGGCAGATAACATGTCTCCCAGTCTAACACCGACATCGTAGCCGTTGTTTCCAATTATCTTGGCGAGGATATTGCCCCTATACAAATAGAGGATATTCTTGTCGAAGTTATTTTTCTCGAAGAACTCATCCGTCAGGGCTATGTGATAAGGCTTGTAGTCCTTATCGTCAAATTCCACCACGTCGCCCTCATTGCCTTCGAAATCGGCATAGAGGTAGTCCTTGCCGACGGCCGTGACCTGCATAGGGAACCCGTGCTTATCGGCAATCCAGTCGCCGACCATTAGTTCATTGCATTTCATATTTTTTCAAAATAAAATTTACCATCCCATTCCATTTCTGTCAGCATTCCATACTTGAGCGCCAGCCGTGTTGCAAATGTTCGCTTGTAGTCAAGTTCCTTTGCAAGTCTCATTCGGAACTGCTCAATCGTATACATCCCCTTGTAGAAGTTGCACATGCGACAAGAAGGGTTGAAGTTCTCGATGCTGTCCTCTCCCACACCACCCAAGCGCTTCTCCGCCGTTGTCTCGTTGTTCCGGCACTTGGGCTTGATGTGGTCAACCTGCATATCCTTGTAGTCAATCTCGCAGCCGCAATAGGCGCAATGCCCGTTGTACTTCGCATAGACCGCGTGGCGGATAAAACTGTTACTAACTTTCATTGTGTTCTTCGAATAATGTTAATTGATCAGGGTCATACATGTCGATATAATGCTGAACCTTTTTAAGGAAAGAGCGCACGCCAGGGCGCTTCGTTTCCGCCCCTTCCACATCTGAATCTTTCAAGCGATCCAAGTCGTCCAATACCATACGTTCGCATTCCCGAAGCGCCGTATATACTGCTTCTCTCTCCGTGTATGCACAAGCTCGTGCATAGCAGAAAAGTATGCCGTAAGTCTTGGACGATGTATACAGATCGTATATCATTCCATGCCCCCAAACACCTGAAGGCATCTCCGCTGTCATTATCGACACCTTACATCCCCCATATTCAATCTTTACGGGGATATGAGGGTTAAAGCAAATATCGTAAATGTTGTATTCGTAGCCTTTGAATTGAAACACCGGCTCGGAATACGCGTCTGGATGCTGATATAAGTATTCGTGCCATTCATCGGAAGTGAAATTCCTACCGAGGCACTTGCAAGAGAGCTGTATATCGGACATGATTATTCCTCCCATTCTATCTTTATGGTAGTAACATAGGCAGCAACATACCTTTCATAATCTTTAGCCAAAGTTTCTGCGTCTTCTTTTGAATTATAGATTTCACCGACTTGATTACCAAACGAAGTTCTGTATATGTTTACCCAACCACTCTTCTTTTCTGGAGCAAAGAACAAATCGCTTGGACTTGGGGTGTAATCAAGCCATGAACCGCCTTCTCTATAACTATATATTTTTTCACCCCCGTCGTTTTGCACAAGAGCGATTATTGGGCGAGTAGAGTGATTTCTATCCGTACAAACAATCCTTACACTCCTGCCGTCCCTCGTGACAATCGGTCTGGTGGGATTCTTGAGGTATTCTGCCAAACTGAATTGTTCCATAACTATTCCTCCCTCTCAAATTTCTCACAAGCAGGGTCTGTTACCTTGATTTTACGGAATCCCATCTGTGTTCTGCCTTTCTTTAATTCACAAACCTGTGTGACCTTTGGAGAAAAATCATTCATCCATCTCTGCCTATGTTTGCAAGTTCTACAAGTTTTCATAACTATTCCTCCTCCTTGTATTCGTCCGTCGTACCCAAAAGCTTCCATGTGTGCTCGTTGAGAGGAATGCACTGCTCGTATTCGCTGCCAAGACATTCATACGAATAACATGCATTTTCTTCATAATTTTGAAATACGTCAAACTACCAAGAAGTATCCGAATCTCTCACTAACACCTTGTCCCCTTCCTTGAACGGGCACTCTTTCTTCTTTTCCTGTTCCGCGTGTATAAGTTCCTGCTCGTAGTCCGTGAGGACGAGAGTGTAATACTTCGTCAGCCTGGCAGTACATGTTGACGTAACTGCGTTATTATCGTTCAATAGAAACACTATATCGCCCAGTTTTGCAGCGATTGTGGAAATACCTCCAGTATCTTTGTCCATGACGCGGTCTCCAACCTTCCAGTCGGTGTAAGTCTCCGGATCGCGCGGAACTATTTCCAGATAGTGCTTCTCCGCCCATTCGCTAAACTCTTCTATGATTTCGCAACGCTCGTAGTTTCTTGTTACAATTTGGAGACTGCTATCTAAAGATTCACTTTCTTTCCAATCAGAGAAGACATACCCCACACATTCTTCTCCTTCTTTCGCAACTTTTAGATAGCCTGTTATTACTTTTTCCTCATCCCATTTCGCCTTGAATTGCAAATTGTTGCATTCTGAAAAATCGTATTTCATAATTTTCTAATCTTTTTCGTTGATTTCCTTAATTGTAAACCAGTCAATGTCGTGTTCGCGCAACCCGAACCACTCACTCACGTCCTCTTTGGTTGCGTCCAACTTGTCGTAGGTCCTGGTCATAACCCTGCCGTGTTCCGAGAATGTAGCTTCAAACTTCATCACTACCTCCCCGTTGAACCATAGCCGCCTGTTCCCCTGTCGCTCTCGGAAAGGCTGTCAGCCTCCTCGAACTCAATCTCCGGATAAGGAATGATTATCATCTGCGCGATTCGGTCACCCTCCTGATAATGGGAAAAAGCGCTCTGCCGTGTGTCCGTAATGTTAAATTTCGCGGTCACTTCACCTCTGTAGCAGCTGTCCACGACACCGACCGAGTTGGCCATCATGAGGGGCTTGTTGCTCACTGAACTGCGTGGGAATATAAGCCCCACATGGCCTTCAGGAATCTCGAACGCCAGTCCCGTATGGCAGACTATCTGCCGCTTCGTCCAGTCAATTTCCTTGCTTGTGCAGTACAGGTCGAAGCCTGCATCTGTCGCGTGTGCCTTTGACGGCATCACCGCGTTGTTATTTAGTTTCTTTATTCTTACTTTCATTTTGTCAATTAATTCTAAAAACTTTAGCACCTCGCTGAAGGCTTTGGCCTTGCCCCTGTAATAAGAAAGTGCTGGCTCATGGTTTAGAAGATTCTCTGCCGCATCCTCGCAGCTTTTCTTTCCGCGCTGGACATAATCCACGGCGCGAAGCAGCATTTCTCTGTCCATTATATTCTACTCCTTAAAATCAAACTTCGCAATGTCCTCGTCGGAGAACCGAGTTCCCTTCTTCAGGCGTTGCAGCGAACGGAAGACCTTTTCCATGCCGCCGTCAACTTCTCCCCTGTCTACGCACAGCATCAGAAGCTGTATGACCTCCGCAGAGCTGTGGTTGAAGTCGTCGTATGCCTTCACGCCGTAGCTGCCGAACGTGCAGTCCTCGATATAGGGCTTCAGGTCGCGCTCGAACCAATACTCCGCAGCCTTTGTCTTCTCTGCGTAGTTCTTCATGCCGCAGATTATGTCTCCCTCTCCGCCGCTCGTTTTTGCGTTCACGCCCTCTGCCTTGAGCTCCGCGCGAATCATCTCGTCAATCTGCGCCGTCAGCAGAGACAGGGCATTGGACATCAGAAGGCCGACCTTGACCAAGTCGGGAATCTTCGAGCCGGCGACGCGCTTCCATGCCCTGTCCTTGAGTTCCTTGCGGAAGGCCTTGAGGTTCTCCTTTGCCTGTTCCTTTGTGATTTTCTTTTTCATTGGCGATTTCCTTGAAGGCTAGATTTAAGTTCATCTAATCTTTTTTTCTTAGCTTCACACGATAAAAATTGCGCGACAGGAAAGGTCATCATGAGAATCATCTTTTCGCTGTTAGTATAACTTTCAATGTCCTTTAGAATATCCACGTCAGCAGTTAACAACTTCTCACATGATGACAGCAACTTGTCGTGCTTGTCAATGGTCAGCAAACTCTTGACATTGTTGATAATCGTTCCGTCCCTCAGGACCGCATAAAAAATCTCATCGGATAAAATTATCTTCGTTTCTTTGTTATTTTCCATAATTTGAATTGTTATTTTCTATTTCTTCTGCTGTATTCGGCCAACCGTACCACTTCGGTCGTTTCGTTTCACTGTGGCGGACTTCTCCGCCCTTCTCGCGCCTTTCTTCAAGGTCACCGACATGCGGTCTACGAGATTCGTCAGCCTGTTGTCTCTGATACCAAGGCGCCGGAGCCTCTCGATGCACCTCCGCATCTCTTGGTGTTCCCTTGCCGTCAGCACCGCCGGCGGCAAAGTGTCAGAACGGCAAGTCATCTTTCGGATCGTCATATACCGGAGCCACAGGCATTGTCATGCCGTATGCCGGAACCTGTGGAGCAGCCGGCTGGTATGCGGGCTTCGGCGATACCCATTGTCCGGCAGCCGGAGCCGCCTGTTTCTCGCCATCTGACTTGTTGCCCAGCATCTGGATGTTGTCCGCAACTATCTCCGTGCGGTAGGCCGTCTTGCCGTTCGATTCCCAGCTTCTGGTGCGAAGCCTCCCCTCGACATAGAGCGGCATGCCTTTGCGTATGTACTTTTCCGTCACGTCCGCCAGACCGCGCCACGCCACGATGTTGTGCCATTCGGTCAATTCCTTGACCTCCCCGTCCTTTGACTTCATCCGCTCGGTCGTGGCCAGCGAGAACTGCGCCACCTTCGGATGCTCCGGAGTTTCCAGATACCTCACGTCCGGCTCTTTGCCTACATAGCCGATGAGTGTCACCTTGTTTAGTGTTGCCATAATTTTGTTTTTTAATGTTTTAATTGTCAATCATATACAGGGAATTGCACCGGCTTGTTTTTGTTGCCGCGTAGCCATTTCCCGAGAATTAGCTCCCTGGCCGCCGCGTTGGACGAATCTATGAGCCACTGCTTCACCTCCCTCGTCACCTCGATGGAGGTGCAGACGCTCCTGCTCTCCATGTGCACGGCCACGCCGTCCTCGTACATCTGCCGTCGGATGTTGTCAGGCGCCTGTTCCGCGAGCTCTGACCAGATCTCGGCGAACCTCGGCGGGAATCTCGCCCCCTCCTTTTTCGGTTTCCAGATCCTGGCCTTCGCTAGCCGCTTCGCGTCGCTGTCCAGAAGGTCTCCCTTCTCCAGCGCCCATCCTGAAGCCTCGTAGTAGTCGATGAACCGCTGCGTCTCTGCTGCCGGCTGGAAAATATTCGCTTTCCAAAAAGTCGGGAAGAAATAATCGAAATCTGTGTGTGGTGCTGGTGGTGTGCTCGCGCGCGCCTGCGCGCTATTAACACACACACTATGTGTTACATAATCATAATCATTATCATAATCAGTTGCTTTTGTTGCCTCTTGTTTAGCACAAGCAACACTTGTTGATTTTGCTGCTTCTCTCGCTGCTGCGCTTTTCTTGCCGCTCTCGCTTCGACTTGCAACCATGTCCTGATAGCGCTGGAAATCCCTGTCCAGGTCTCTCTTCACAAACGCGAAGGCTACTTTTGCCAAAGGTTTCAGTTCAGGGGCGACCCCCGTGCGAGCATACCCAATAATGCCGCCGCGCACCTCCTCCCTGACCTCCTCTGGCAAATTGTCCATTACTTCCTCCCAGCTGAGATGGTAGACGAATGAATCTCTCTTGCTTGATGTCATGATCTAGCGAATTGTCAGCGTGTCCGTCGTCGTCCTGGTGATACCCAGCGGCAGCACGTCGTTGCCCTTGATTGCCTCTGCTATGCCGGTCTTGCTGACTTTCAGCTCGACAGAAACGTAATCCGGCAATGCCTCGGAAAGCCTCATCACCTTCTCCCTGTAAGGTGCAAGGATCTCCTCCTCGTTCACCTCGATGCCGTCTCGTTCCGTCAGCGTGGCCGTGTAGACGTCGCCCTTGATTTTCCGCAGGCCAAAGGCGCCCATCGTGTCCTTCACATACTTCCTCACCCTCTCGCCGGCATTCTCGACAGCCTTCTTCTTGCTCTGAAGCGACTTGATAGTCTGCTGGAGCTGGTCTGCGCGCGCCTTCAGGAAATCCAGATAGCCCTTGTACGCGTCCACCTTGCGCGGAATCTCGACCTCGGTCGTGGCCAAGGCCTGCTCAATTTCCGGCGTGAGTTCTCCGCCGCTGTCTTCCAGCTCAAGCTCCGTCCTGAAGGCTAAAGCCTGAAGGTCATAAAGAGACATGCTCTTTGTTGTTGTGTCTTGTGTCATAATGCTTTTATTTTGAAATTGGTTTGAAATCTCGTTGTGCCTGCTCCAGCATTGCCAGCGCCTCGCCGGAAAAGACCATACCGCTTTTGAGCGCCTTGTCGATAGTGTCGAGCTGCCCCTTGTTGATTCGAGCGATCAGCTTCATGTAGGTGTCGTCGCCAGCTTGTACCACTTTCACTTGTATCGGTTGCTGTTTGCCCCGCGCCGGAGCCGGAACTGGTGCTGGTGCCTGTGGAATGGCCGGAGCCGGCTGCGGCCGTGGTGCCGGTCCTGGTGTCGGCGGCATCTGAACGTTCGCCGGCATGGCATCCTCGATAGGCAAAGCGTCGACATCGTCCTCGTCCGTAGCGATGTGGAAGAACTTGAGCAGGAAATACCTTTCGCCGTATGTCAGCGCGCTTCCCAGGCCCTTATCCCATCCGTTCTGCCCGAAGGCGATAAATTCGTTCTCGTCACGCTCGCCAGTTTCGACATCTATCCACGTGAAGCGCATCTTCAGCGCTGTGAACATCTCTGACTTGTGGCCGTAGGCCGTGGCGTAATCTATCCGCTCGTGCGACTCCTCCACGAGCTCCTGCTTCAGGATGATTCCCAGATTGTCCATTTTCGGGCGCAGATACCCCAGCAGTTTAGCTCCAGAAACGTACTTATATGAGTTTCTGTCGCCTCCTCCGTTGGCGTTGGGAAGCAGGGCCCTGACTGTCCTCTGAAGCTCCAGAATCTTCCGGTAGACTCCACTTTGCGTCCTTGAGTTTGTTTTGTTTTCCATACTTGTTTTTTCGTTTGAAATTAGAGCCCCTGAAAGGTGTCACCCCCGCAAGGGCTTGACGGAACCGCCGGCTGAAAACTGATGCTAAAACCATTACAACCACAATATTACACACTTGCCCAGCGTCTCCGTGCCCGCGCATCGCTGCGAAGGACTTTGTTATTATGTCAACAATGATAATTTCCCGTTGTCGCGTCATCGCAGGCCGTAGCGCTGCATTCGTTCACGAGCATCCTTCTGCTGTTAGGCAGCGCTACTATCATGTAGCCGAGCCCCAGCGTGTCGTAACATACGACCCTGCCGCTCGCCGTGCCGTTTGCTGTTTTCCAGACGACCTTGTCGTTAATCTCGAACTTGTGCATGTAACCTCCTTTATTGTAGCCCTGCCCTGGACATTTCGCGGTGGTATTGGTGCCGCATCATGCCGCCGGCGATGTCTCGCGCCTCCTCGGTGTCGAAAGAGGTCAAAAATGCCTCGTTGAAATCCGCCACCTGCATGTGCCTTGCTTCTGCAAGTTTGAGTGCGTCCGCCGCTGTTATCTTCCCGTCCATGGTTCAGTTCTTTTCTTTCATTATCAGCCGCGCTTGTTCCCTTTCTGCTGCCTTCAGGCAGTCAAGCTGGTGGCGGCTGTAGACCTTCTTGTTACCTATCCTCGCGAACACCGCAAGCCCTGCGTCTCTCATCCGGTTGAGCCAGCGGGTGCCGTAAGCCTTCTGCGCCTCGTTCTCGCTGAGCTCGTCGTCGACCGGCTTCATTTTCTTGATGATGGCGCCGGCGATGAGTTCGCTCACCTGTGCATAATCGCGCGATAATATCTCTATGCTGCTCATGATATACGTGTTACTTGATACTTGCCGCTAGGCAATGTCTTCACCTTGTAGCGCACGCGCTTGTTGTCCATGCGCAGTTTCGAGCACGCGCACAGCAGCGACGTGTACTTGATTTGATCGGGCTTAAAGACGAAGATCTCACCGACGCCCAAAGTCTTGATTGTTCCTAATACGCTGATTTTCCCTTCCATTTTCTTTCTCGTTTTGTTTCAATTATCAGAGGAAGACGGAGGTCTCGAACCTCCCACGCTGCCGGTCTGTTTTCGCTGTCAGCCGTCGAGCGCCACGCCACCCGTGGAAGTCTCCCTGCCAACCCTGTAAAGGACTATCCAGTGCCAGTCAGGGCGGCGTCCGTTCTGCGGATCGCCGGAGTCTTTATGTGTTTGGTTTAATCAACGCATCCCTGCGTCTTTGCCGGCGGGCATGGATTCGAACCATGCTGCAATCCCAGGCTTTCCCCTGACATTGCTGTCAGGCTATATGCTTCGAGGTGCGTCCCAATATCCTCGTTTTACCGCCGTTGTCCGCCTGCACGTGCCTGCTATATGAGTGCAGGCGGTTGCTAGTTATGTTAGAGTAACCCTCACTTGCCCTCGCGGGTTCGTTTTGAGTCATTGTCGTCTATCGTCGCCGCAGTCCATATCCCTACACATACGGCACAGGCAAGGAATCTGGCCATGCCGCAGTGGTAGTTTCCGAAGAACAGGTAGCCGGCTCCGGCCGTCAGTATCACCCAGCCGATGGCGTGGCGAGCTATCCTGTCAATATCCCATTCGCGTCTAGTTCTCATTGTTCACATCCTCCTGTATTGTTATGTTATAGATGGCGTTCAATTCGTCGTTTATTTCGTGCTGCCGCTCGTTGAGCGCGTCAACTATATCCCAATCCTCGACCTTGCGCGCTTCCTGGATCTTTGTCCTATTAGCGTTGAATTCAGTCATCAGTTTCTTAATCGTTGATTCTAATTCATCGTGTGTCATATTGCTTGTTTTTTATTTACTTTTTGTTACCTTTGCCCGTAGTGGGTTGGTTTGTTATTGCAAAGGTAAGTAATGTAACTTACATTTGCAAGTAAAAACTTACATTTTTTTGAAAAATCTTTTTATTTTATTTATAAATGGTTGATTTACATGCTTTTAGAAAAGCAAATAAATTAAAACAAGAAGACCTGGCGAAGTATTTGAACACGACTCGCGCCTTTATTTCAATGGTTGAAACTGGCGCGAGTAAGTTACCTTCAGAAAAATTAAGCTTACTTCTTAATAATACGCAGGGATGGGATACGAAGATGCTTGTCGATAACGGCGGCATTTACGCCGGTAATAACAACGCCGGCGATGTGAATGTCCAGATAGGTCAGAACAGGGCGGACAATCGTCAGAAAGATGGTAACTCGGCTACGCAGATAGCGGTGCTAGAGAAGGAAATTGAAATGCTGCGAGAGCAGCTCGCATTTGTAAAATCCCTTCTGAATCCACCGAAAGAATAACACTAAAATCTTTAATTATGGACGAATCAGATCATGACCAAGACACGAAGTCTGGTATCAAGCGCAACGCGCGCCGTAGCAGCGCATTATGCGACGAAAGTGTAGTGAAAATCTTTAGCGACATGCTGGAGCGGTCGGACGCAAGAATCGACAGGACCAACAGCGTCATTGAGGAACTTACTAAAGCCTGCAAGTCGGTGGAGACCGCATACACCTCGCACGTCAGCAGTTTGCAATCTTCGCGCGATACGTCGCAGAAGAACAATGCTAAACTTGTATCTCTTCTTGATAGGCTGACAAGTTCCTTCGCGAAGGAAAGCGAGGATAAACAGCGCAGAATTGAGATGCTGGAGGCTGACAAGCTCGCTCTGAAGGAACAGCTCCACAGCGCGACTGACAAATACTGGAAATTACAGGAGGATTACCGCCGACTGGCGGAGAGCATGACAACTCGCGGAACTTATACTATCGGATGCCATAATGGCGGATCTGTTGATTCTAATTTGAATATATAAAGAAATGAAGAGGATATTAGTTATAATAATTACGGCATTGTGTTTTTCTGCGTGTGCACATGCCCAGGAAACGTCGCACTTGGTCATTGACGAGAGTGTTTCCGGAACGTCGACGCTAGTGACCAGCTACGTAGAGTGCAAAGCCACACAGGATGATGAACCGAACCTTCTTATAGGTTTTTCGTTCGTCCGGCCGTTGGGTATGCCTGCACGCTTGTTTATTAATGTGATGTATCGCAAAACGCGCGCAGACGCGGCGATTATTACCGGAGGGCGATGCCTTATTACGAAGATGAGCGGAAAAACCATCATCTTGAAGCAGCTTCCGAACTCCGTCGGGGAATCAGATGACTTCTTCGATGAAGACGGCAAATTGAGTTCATGTCTATACGCAAGCTATATCTGTCATGACATGGGCGGGCTGTTCGACGGAACTGACCCTGCAAAGGCGATATGCTTCGGAGCTCTTCCTCATATATATAAAGCGGAATATTCAGAAGAAATCAATCCTTTGAATACAGCCATCGTGCAGGCGATACATCCAATCTTCACGGCGCTAGAAAAACGCGACATGTACATTGCCGAGGAGTGGATGGAAATCTATTAGATGTTTTCCGCAGACTTCTAGAATGCCGGCTTCCGGCTCTTCCGTATCGGGAAGTTGTCGTTTTTTGACAATCAATTGAAAAATTTTGCAGTTTTTTTGCATTATTTTGAATTACCTATTGTTTTATTCAAATTAAAGCCGTATATTTGTACCAGTTAATAAAAACAAAGGTTATGAATAACAGAAATTACAAGATGTCAACGCTCGCTGAAGAATATAGGCGCTGTGTTAATGACGGAGAAACGGCTAATTTTGCCGAATGGGTAAAGCTAACATCTGAAAGCGATCCGAACTTCTGGCACTGGTTGTTCGATGACGACAGCCCGGAACTTGATAATGGCGCCGGTGATCGTCAGGAGGAATGGGACGAGTTTTTGAAAGAGTGCGAGACCTGTGACCCGTTCAACATGTAATGCATTAAAAGTATAGGATATTTGAGCAAAGACCAGCGCGAGCCTACAGGAGCGCAAAGAGTTTTCTAATTCGCCAACCGCCGGCTCTTCGATATTGGAGACCCGGCGGTTTGTGCTGTTCATTGAAAAATAATGCAAAAATTTGCAATCTTTTTGAATTACCTATTGTTTTATTCAAATTAAAATCGTATCTTTGTACCAGTTAAATGAAACAAAGGTTAAACTCAAAAAAATAATTGCTATGAAAACATTAAACGAAGCAGCTCAGAATTTCAATCTTGAAATCGTGAACACCAATTCTGATCTTAACGGTTACCCTTCAGATTTGAAGGAAGCCCTGACAGGCTTCGCTTCCTTCGAGGAAGCCGAGAAGGTTGCCGAGGAAATCGGCGGCCATGTTGAAAAACTCGTTAGGCCTTTCGGTCACGAGTTCTGGACACGCGACGGCCGCATGTATGAGCCTGTATCTTTCACGGCAGAGATGTTCGGCGACAACTACGCAATCTTTGAAGACGCTGAAGATTACTGGAATGATTGCCAGGAAGGTCTCGCTGACAGGATAGAATGCTGCGACCTTGAAGAGGTTGAGAAGACCCTGAAGGATGTCAGGGAAGCCAACGACGCCATCGACAATCTGGATGAAGGCGAAGTTGCCCTCTGTGAAAACTACAGAGGCATCTACCTTTACAGGAAGACTCTTTCTCCGGTAGAATACACCTTCGACAGCAAGGACTATGCAATAGGCGTTATCGCTGACTAATAATGACAAGCCGTCGCTTCCGGGCGGCGGCTGTTAAAACCATCCGAATATGGCAGAAAGATCCACGCATGGCGGCGCACGGCTGGGAGCCGGCCGTCATGCAATAGAAAACAAGCGCGTGACGTTCAACGCGATGATTGCCCCTGAGACTTTCGCGGCAATCGTGGAGCAGTCGGAAAAGCTGGGGCTTTCGCGCGGAAAGGTCATTGACCTCGCGATAGCGACGCTTACGGAAGTCTGCGAGAATGACGACGCCTAGCGGCATTTATCTTTTTGGGTGCTCGACCAGTCGAAAAGGTCGAGCACCTTTTCATTTGCCCTCCACATGACTTCCCAGTCCTTTGCGATGTAGATGTCCGTAATGCTCATATTCTTGTCTATGTGACAGAGACAGTCATTGATGACCGCCTTGTCCACACCGGCGGAGTATGCCAGCGTCGCCCAGGTGTGTCGCGCGGAGTAGAACGTCAGAGGCTCGGTTATTCCCATGATCGTGCATGCCCGGCGCAGACCGACAGACATCTCGGCGGTGAAAGTGTTGGCAGTCATTGTCTTGTACACCCGCAAGGCACGCTTCCCTGTCGGATCTATCCAGCTGTCGAACAACGGACGGATGCGCTTGTCTATCTTGACGTGCATTTCAGCGCGGTCGTCTCTTCTTCCTTTTGTTTTCGTCCTGTTATATATTAGTATATCGCCCTTCGGCGGCAGGCAGCCGTGCAGGTCGACGGCGTTCATGCCCATCAGGCCGAAAGACAGCACGAACATGTCGGCAGCTTTTTTGTCAATCTCTTTAGTTAGCATCCAGCGTTTGTCTATGATCGTCTGAATTGTGTCTTTGCTTACGTTCCTGTGCGGTGCCGGCCTTGTTCGTGCCGGATGGAAATATGCGAACGGGTTTCGAATCTTGACGTCTCCTGTTTCCTCGTTATTGTAACGAAGACGTGCCTGTGCATGTATGTGTCCGATGCAGGAAGGGTATGCGCCTGTGCATCTTGCGCCTGCTCCATATTTTGCGACAAGCCAGGACTCGAAGTTCCGCATGAACGAGGACGTGATCTCGGAAATGTCCATGCTGTTCTTCCCTGTAAAAGTCCGCAGTGCAGTCATTGCATTACGATAAAAAAAGCGTGTGTTCTCTGCTGTCTTGCCGGCAATGATTTCGTCTGCGAAGCGGTAGAAGTCCAGCCGGAACACTTCGTCCTGCTCCTTGCCGATGAACTGAACTATCTCGTCGATGGACATCTGCGAGGCTGCGAACGTGTCGATGCGCGAGGCCGCTGCACGCATCTTGGCAATCAGAAGGTCCGTTTTGTCCAGCACTGCGCGGTCGCGTATGTTTCCGGAGCGAGTGAGCTGCGATTCCGTGACGGCGATATTCGTCGAGATGTACTTGACCTTCCTGTTTGCCGTCACCCTTATCCTGATAGTCTGCGTGCCGTCAGCCTTCCGGAAGCCAGAAACGACGGCCTTAAAAGTAATTGACCCCATAACTTGTGTTGTAAACTATTTGTAAACAAATTATGGGCAAATGTAGGAATTTTTCTCTAACAAATAAAAACGGCTATTTAGCAACAATCTGCTAAATAGCCGTTTAATGCACTTCCATTACGCAATTCCGTTGTATGTAGTATGT